CAGCCACGATTCTAACATTAAACAGCATGTCTGGAGACATGTTACTTGCAACACTTGGGATGGGCGTAGAATGGATGGCATTGGAGAATTGGTTGCCACATTTCAAAACGTTCATGGATTATTCAAGACGAATGGGCATGTACGGCGAAGTCAAGGGTGCACAAGTGCGACAAGCTCGCAAGTTGCAAACGGTATTTAGTCGGTCTTTGACGGAAGCGGACTGGGAGAAGGAGAAATATGATAGAACAATGTTGTCGAACACGAAGTGGGCATGGGACAGACACTCGCCATGGCCATCAATGAGCAAATGGGCTCAGAGATATGCCTTTGAACTCGACGACATTATCACCAATATAACAAGCAAGCACTCAGCTTATCCTGTGCATGACATGGACGAATGGTGGGACAACAGAAAATTGTGGATGCCGGGAGGTTCGAGCAGTGAAAGAATCGAGGTGATGGAAATGATCAAGAAAGACAGACGTTCAGTGGGGCAAACGAGGCCGGATAAAAAAGTGTTGGCAGAGTGGTATCAAGAAGATCACATGTGGAAACTCTTGCAGCAAGAATGTATGGCAACAGCACGCTGCAGCACCAAACATGAGCCAGGAGAGAAGAACAGAGCGTTGTTTGCAGAAAACGACGCTGCTTCATTCATCGAGTCATACGCAAGCGTACACATAGAAAGGGAATTGCATTACAAAGGGATATTGGGCAGTGAAAGTGCAGCAGACATGCATCAGTGGGTAGCTGAGAGTTTGTTGATCAAAACAGGATACTGGCTGAGCCTGGATTATAGCAATTTCAATGGAGAAGAACGAGCTGAAGAATTGAAGCTCATAAATTTGATATTTTGTAAACGATATCTAACACGTCAAAGCGGTGGTGAAGCAGCACTGCAAAAAGCGATCTGTAGCATGTGGGTGGCCATGATGCAGTATAACAGATTTGCTACAAGAGGTAAGGATGAAGATTACAGGACGTTCACCGGGTTATGGTCGGGAACAAGAAACACGGCTAGAGATAACAGCATCAATCACGGTGCATACAAGGAAGTGGCCATTTGGTCTATCAAGGAGCTGGGTTACCAAAGTGACATTAGGCTCATGATGATATTTGGTGATGACGAGGATGCGAAGCATAGCTGCGTGGTGAATGCGCATTGTCATGTGCTCATGCACATCATGCAAGGACACCAACTGAATGGGACAAAGCAAGTAGCTGGCAAAGAAGATCATGAATTCTTGCAAGTGGCAGCGATCCCAGGAGAAGTGCCGAAGAGGCCTATGCCGAAGGTGATCGCTGGACTGGCAACCGGCAACTGGTATGTGGAAAGCGGAGTGTGGTATGATAGCGTGGTGCAATCATGTTCAGACAACTGGTGGGAAGCGGTGACAAGAGGAGTGCCACTTGCGTGGGCTCAGAGACTGGCAGTGATGTTTTTGGAGGCATTGATGCGAGTCGGACCAGAGGAAGGAGTGACAACAGGAGAAGCAAGCGAATGGAAGGAGCTAGAGTGGTGGCCGTACAGACACGGCACACTGGAGCAACATCCGTTGTGGCGTGGGAGTGTTGGTAGACGGGCAGAACCGCCAAAGCTGGTAGATGACGTCAAGCCGGACTCAAATTGGCCAAGCAGAGCAACGGATGCGTGGATAGAGAAAGTGAAAGTGTTCGAAAACTTGATGTCGCCAGCAAGGTGGCGAGAGTATAAAAAGGGATGCCTGAGCGACAGCTACAAAAAGACATTTCATCACTGGAGACAAACGGAAGTTAGAAGACAAGCGAGGATGTTGTGGCCTGAAAGAACAACACGTGTCTTCGAACTAGGAGAAAATGATATCACAAGGTTTGCTCCGACAGTCAAGGAAGTGGCGCGTATGGTGGTTGGGCAACCAGGTCCAAGACGAGCAGCAACGGAAGCAGAGATTGCAGCGCGGATGGGGCTCGATGCCAAACTGGTGGCGGCGATAGGAGATTGGAGAGAGATATTGAAGCTGGTGAGGAAGCAAGATTTCATCAAGTGGACAAGGCCAGTAGAGAAAGCACAGCCAGGGCCAACATTGCAGTGGTTAGAAGGAGCATTGGCATCGGCAATAATGAGCAAAGCAGCACATGGCACGATGGGTTATCTACCAAAGTGGCACAATATCGCACGAGAGAAACCACTGATCATTTGGGCAGGAAATGGAGCAGGGAAATCGACATACAGGATGATGCATGGCAGTCTAGTCGATTATGATGTGCTCATTTACAGGGCAGTTGGATGGGAACACGTTTCAGATTACATAAGGTTTTCGTGGAACAGGAGGTTCATGGCATATGTCACGGCAGTGTACAATGAGTTAGTGGGCAAGGCAAAGGGTGGCATACTGATACAGCATGATGCAACTCAGTTGCACGAAGAATTGGAGATGCTGGGATGTTACACAGATATGGTGGTCGTCGACATAGATGACGACATGAGAAGAGAAAGACTTGGGAAGAGGGAAGATTGGACCGAGCAAGATGTAGAGATGGCTCTACGGAAGAATAAGAAGGACAGAGATAAAGCAGTGCAAGCTGGAGCAAAAATAGTCACAAGTTGGGAAGAAGTGACAGAATTGCTAGGCGAGTGATGTAGATCGCAGTGGGGCGCGGAAGCGCCGCGTGACGAGGGAGGGTC